AATAATTGAGAAACGTAACTCTGTAAAGGAATCTCGCAAAGGATTTTTTAGATACAAGAGTAACGTGGCCAGTTTCAATAGGTTAGATGATGTGATGGCTACTACATTGAGCAATCCCAAAATAAACGTGGCCAAAATTGATGTAGAAGGAGCTGAGGGATTGGTTATTGATGGTGGTCTTGAGTTTTTGAGAGAACAAAAACCACTTCTGTTTATTGAGATTGAGGAACGACATTGCCAACGATTTGGAATGTCTGTTGAGGATATACTCACAAAATTGAAAGATGTGGGGTACTCAAATATAGAAAATATGGGAATAAATTATATTTTGTCTTGACTTTTGAACTTTATTATGTTACACTATTTACATGATTGATTACAAATTTAACGAAAGTGAAATCCTAAAGGAAATCCAGACATATGTTGATTCAACTTATGAACAACACTATGCGACTGGTAAAATCCAATCTACCGAATTTATACTTGACTCTGGCCATGGTTTAGGATTTACCATTGGTAATATACTCAAGTATGCTCAAAGATACGGCAAGAAGGATGGTTTTAACAAGAAGGACTTATTGAAAGTCATTCATTATGCTATAATAGCTTTATCTATACATAAAGGTGAAAATGAAACTAAGTAAACATACATTAAATATGTTGAAGAATTTCAGCGATATTAATATGTCGATTGAAATCAAAAAAGGAAATATTCTCAGGACTGTTTCGGTTCAGAAGAATATTTTAGCACAAGCAGAACTTGAGGAAGAATTTCCACAAGACTTTGCAATCTATGAACTGAATCGTTTTTTAGGTGCAGTATCATTGTTTGATGACCCTGAGTTTACATTCAATGGGAAGTCTACTAATATTGGAACTACTAGACATTCAGTAGATTATGTTTATTGTGATCCATCCATGATTGTCACGCCTCCAGAAAATAATATCACATTTCCAGATCCAGAAGTTAAATTTACTTTGACACAAGATGCATTGTCTCAAGTATTGAAAGCCTCTAATGTTCTTGGAACTCCTGAGATTTCTGTTGAGAGTGATTCTGGAAACATTAACATTAAAGCATTGGATGTTAATAACGATTCTACAGATACTTTTACAGTAGCTCTAGATGAGAAGTCTGATAACAAATTTAGGTTTGTGTTCAAGACTGAGAACATGAAAATGTTGCCTGGTAATTATGATGTAGAGATTTCCTCAAAAGGAATTTCACATTATACAATGCAAGGACAAAAACTTGAATATTGGATTGCGACTGAGGCCTCTAGTACGTTTGGGGGTTAAATGAATAAAGATATATTATGGGTAGAAAGGTATAGACCTTCTACCATCGATGATTTAATTTTACCAGAAGAAATAAAAGGTACATTCAGAGAAATAATCAGTCAGGATAAGATTCCCAATTTAATCCTGAGTGGTAGTGCTGGAGTAGGAAAGACCTCTGCAGCTGTAGTATTGTGTAAATCCCTAAACTGCGATTATATTATTGTCAATGGGTCTGATGAAGGTCGATTGATTGAAACGCTTCGTAATAAACTTACACAATATTGCAGCTCAGTTTCTATGTCTGGTGGAAGAAAAGTAGTAATTATGGATGAGGCAGATTACATGACGCCTGATTCTGTCCAGCCTGCAATGAGGGGTTTCATAGAAAAGTTTTCTAGTAACTGCTCATTTATCTTCACTTGTAACTTCAAAAATAGAATTATAGAACCTATTCATTCTAGATGTGCAGTAATTGATTATCGTATTAGTGATTCTGATAAACAAAAACTTGCATCTGATTTTATGAATAGGTGTATAACTATTCTAACAGAAAATAACATACAATATGATGGTGCAGTAGTTGCAGAGCTCATTATGAAACACCTACCAGATTTCCGTAGGGTGTTGAATGAGTTGCAAAGATATTCTGTTTCTGGAAATATTGACTCTGGAATTTTGCTAAATATAAGTGATGCAAATATGAAAGAGTTGATCGAATGTCTGAAGTCTAAAAACTTCAAGGGTGTTCGTACATGGGTTGTCAATAATATTGATAATGACCCTCAGAAAATCTTTCGTAAGATATATGACCATTTATATCAATCAGCAGAACCTAGTACGATACCTCAAATAATTCTGCATATTGCAGAGTATCAGTACAAGTCTGCATTTGTTGCAGATCAAGAGATTAACCTAATGGCCTGTTTAGTGGAGATAATGACTAATGCAAAATTTAAGTGAACACAAGTTATATGGGAGACGCATACTTCATGTGCCTTCGCCAGTTAGATTTAGTGGCAACAAAGCGGTTTTAGAGACTGATTCCAACTGGAAAGTTTTGATGGACACAGTACATTTTTTACCTATGTGTCATCACTACATCCTAATACCAGAAAATAGTACAATTACCGATGGTGATCCATTGTACCGAATGGACAACGTAACACTAATCCCATTTCCATTTCCTCAATCGGTTTTAAGTAATCGTAGTGAATTCAATGCCAAGAAATTCAAGAGAATTATGGCAGGAAGGGAAAAGGTATTCTTTAGACCTAGTGAATATATGTATTTGGAAACATCATCAATCGATATTGATTTTGTTTTTTGTCATCAACCAGAGATTCTATCGAATGTACTCTGGGCATTGTTGACATTGAGATATGGACAAACGAATTTAGATGCAATGGTATTTTTCCATTGGGTGGATTGTCCTGCATCTTCACCATCTGTAGCATTTCCACCAACATTTTTTAGACATATGGAAGCTGTAGATTGGTCACAAACTGCATTTGTACATGGTAAAGCTAGTTTGGAGTATTGGAAACAAAATTGGAACAACAAAAGCCATGTAGTGGATATGAATAGTACTATAGAAGATAAACTATCATATATGCCCTTAGCTGCAAAATCACTTCCAGAAAAAGATATGGGATTGTGGAAACAGTCAGGAAAACCGATTGCATTTAATCACAGATGGGCAGGAACAACTGGTAGGGATATATTACCAGAATATATGGAAGGATTACCACCAGAATATGTAGTTTACTGTACTGACCAGACTATAAAGAAACCACAAGCAGGGCAATCCCCTGTTGGTGATCGATTTAAGTATGCCTACGATGCATATAAGGGTAGACCACAAGAGAAATCAGCAGAGTTATATTCTGACTTTTTAAAGAATTGTCATGCATCTGTTGGAATTATTAAAGGGTATGGTACTTGGAATTTGAGTGTACAAGACCCAATAAAATTAGGTACACCAACATTAGTATATGACACACCTATGATGCGTGATGTTCTAGGTAGTCAGTACCCATTGTTTTTCAAAACGAAAGAAGAATTTCAGTCTAAGTTGTTGAGTTTACCAGAGAAGTTTGAATATGAGTTGAGAGATTTCAAGTCAGAATTTGAAACCAATCTAATGAACGCGATGTTGGAGAGTCGAAACTATTCAAAATTTCATGATACTGAAGGTATCTACGGAGGCCCTTGGCTGTATTTTATGTCTCAAGGTTTGACCTACAAAAAAGACTTACTTTTCCAGACCCATAAGAGTCTGGTAGATGGTCAGGGTTCAAACTCATGGGAAACTATTAGAAGATGGGTTCGACAATGGGGTATCAAAGATGACCCTACTTCACCATTTACAAAACTGCATATTCCAGATGACGCCTCGGAGGCTCATCGTAGATTAAAAAATTACATGAGTGACAAATCACATGAAGTACCTATAACTCAGTTTGATAAATTACACGAACATAAGGAATTTCATAAACAACTCAATAAAACAAAGAAACAAGTAGACTTGACGAGCTTTTTCTAATGTATGAATTAAAAGAATATCTCAAAGCTATCAATCAGACTAAAGAACCATTGATGGACACTGCGGATGAGATGTGGGAGAAGAAATACCCTGCATTTGTCGTAAATCGTTGTGTTTACCCATTTTCAGACACTATCCTATTAGTAAATGAAATGAACATTTACAATGGGTTAGATAACAAACTTCAATTTCATTTTCTACTAAATAGTACTAGAGCAAGGAAACGATTTACTCCTTGGCTCAAAAGTTCTAAAATTAATAATTTAGAGACTATTAAAGAATATTTTGGATATAGTGACCAGAGAGCAAAAGAAGTTCTGGATGTCCTTACGGATGAGGATATATCCTATATGGAAACAAAATTAGATAAGGGTGGAAAATGAATGAAAATTTAAATTGGACATCAAATGATATGTTAGAAGTCTCCCTAAAAGAGCCTGATGATTTTCTGAAGGTCAGGGAAACTCTATCAAGAATTGGTGTTGCATCTCGTAGAGAAAAGAAGTTGTGGCAGTCTTGTCATCTACTTCATAAGAAAGGCAAATATTACATTGTCCATTTTAAAGAACTTTTTGTATTAGATGGAAAAAAATCAAGCCTTACAGAAAATGATATTGAGCGAAGAAATACTATCGCAGGATTATTAAGTGATTGGGGTTTAATCGGCATGATCGGTGAAGCCGAACCTAAAGCTCCATTGAGTCAAATTAAGGTCTTATCGTTCACAGAAAAGAACGATTGGATTCTTGAACAAAAATATAATATTGGTAAAAAGAAAGATGAGTGATATTCGCCTGGTTAAGTTAAAATCTGGTGAGGAAATTATTGGTGATGTAACAGTTTCAGGAAATGATGTTATTATTGCAAATCCTTGCCAGTTAATACCCACACAACAAGGTATAAATTTTGTACCTTGGCCCCCATTTTCAAAACATGAAAGCGTATCTATTAAATTAGATTGGACAATTTGTATAACTGATCCAGTTGATGAAGCTAGAGACGCTTGGAATTCAAAATTTGGTTCTGGAATCATACTTCCTAACGTACAGTTAAACGGATAGAAAAGACTTGACATTTTCGTTTTACTGTTGTATAATAATTATATTATGGATTTTTATACAAATGTAATAAATTTTGGTGACTATATTCTTATTCGTGGAGTAAAGAACGGAGAAAGAATAACAGATCGCGTAAAATATCAACCTACCCTGTACGTTCCTGTACAGAAACAAACACCTTACAAGACACTTGCAGGCAAATATTTGACCCCTGTAAAACAACAATCCATCAAACAAGCAAGATCATTTGTTCAACAATATGAACACCAGCCTGGGTTGGTTTATGGTATGACTCGTTATCCCTATCAATATATTTCTGATACATGGAAGAATGAAATCAAATGGAATATGGATAATATTCTAGTGGTAACTATTGATATTGAGGTTGCGTGTGATAATGGGTTTCCAAAAGTAGAAACTGCACCAGAGGAAATGCTCTCCATCACAATCAAGAATCATCAGTCAAAACAGATCGTAGTGTTTGGTACTGGTGAATTTAAGAATGATAGAGATGATGTTCATTATCTAAGATGTCAGGATGAAGATGAGCTCCTGCAAAAGTTTCTTGGATTTTGGGAGACTCACAAACCAGATGTTGTTACAGGATGGAACTCAAAGTTTTATGATATTCCTTATTTGATACATCGCATCAAGTATAGGTTTGGTGAAGATGAGATTAAGAGATTGTCAGTATGGAAAAGTGTTTTCAAGGATAGTATCTACATTCAAGGAAAAGAACATATTTGTTACAATATCAATGGTCTGGAACAACTGGACTATCTTGACTTGTATCGTAAGTTCACATATTCAGCGCAAGAGAGTTATCGATTAGACCATATTGCATTTGTTGAATTGGGTGAACGTAAAGACCCAAACCCATACGATACTTACAGGGAATGGTACACTAAAGACTATCAATCATTTATTGAATACAACATAAAAGATGTGGAGCTTGTAGATCGTCTTGAGGACAAGATGAAACTGATTGATTTGATTTTTACAATGGCATATAGTGCAAAGTGTAACTATGGTGATGTGTTCTCACAAGTAAGAATGTGGGATATTATTATGTACAACTATTTGAGACAAAAGAACATCCAGATACCTATGATTGTCAGGAAAGACAAGGGTGAGATGTATCAAGGTGCGTATGTCAAAGATCCACAAGTTGGACTACATAAGTGGATTGTCAGTTTTGACTTGAACTCACTATATCCACATTTGATTATGCAGTACAACATATCACCTGAGACTATCAAGGGAATGAATAGAACTGTGCCTACTGTTGACAAGATGTTATCGAAGGAATTTGATACATCTTTTTTGAAGAACGAAACCATAACTCCAAATGGAGCTATATTTGATAATACATTCTGTGGGTTCGTTCCAGAGTTGTTAAAGGGTATGTATGATGAACGTAAGTCAGTCAAGAAGTTGATGTTAAAAGCACAACAAGAGTTTGAGAACACAAAAGACCCAAAGTTATTGACAACAATTTCTAGGTACAAGAACAAACAGATGGCACTCAAGATTGCATTGAACTCTGCATATGGTGCAATGGGTAA